AGATTCAAATGAACTTCGAGGACTGGAAAAAACAAAACGATATGGAAGTAGCTATCCTAGATCAAGTTATTGGTTTGTTAGTAAAGTTCCGTGATGCAGCTGCTATTCAGTCTTATCCAGGTGGGCTGGGGGATTTAGGTATCCGTAAGAAACAACCCTATGACCATTGGGTGGCTGGCGAAGGTGCAGGGAGTCATGGAACTACTGCCATATATCGTGGGCCACGAATTGAAGTGCCAACAAAATTCGAACCTGGCATAGAGGATTGTGGCAAATGACTATGGAAGAGTTAGATTATCGGATTAATGAAGTTGCCAGTTACTTAAATCTGCTTATCCATAAAAAGTGTTTAATGGAAAAGATTGAAGCGGGTCGTAGGGTAAGCGCAGAAATCCAGACTGAAAAACTATTGGAAAGACTATGCGAAAGAAAAGAGAAATGAGTCCAGCTCAAAAAGAGACGTTCCTCATCATTGATGAATATTGGCAGAACTTTGGTTTTGGCCCGACTATTGACGATATTATGAAAATGACTGGCGAGAAGGGTCGCGGGAATGTGGCAAGGAAAATGAGGACTTTGATTGAAATTGGAGTCTGTAAAGGTATCGCTGGTAGAGCAAGGTCTATCCGTCCTGCCCATATTAAGCTTAGAAACCTTAAGTGAAGATAGAAGAAATACTATCTCAGTTAATTGAGCTTCTCCCAGAAGAGGAACGAAAACCGCTTCTTCCTTTGGCTGAGTCTTTTACAGGTGCGGAGGAGCGCGAGTCAGGGCAAGATGATTTTCTGTCCTTTGTGCAATCCGTCTGGCCTGGGTTTATCTATGGCAGACACCATGCTTTAATGGCTCAAAAGTTTGAGGACATCGCAAATGGCAAATCCAAACGACTTATTATCAATATGCCACCGCGTCACACAAAGTCAGAGTTTGCTAGTTTTTTACTTCCTGCTTGGTATCTTGGTCGGTTCCCAAATAAAAAAATTATTCAATGTTCTAACACGGCTGAACTAGCAGTCGGCTTTGGACGAAAGGTTCGTAACTTAGTTGACTCGGATGCTTATGCCAAAATATTCCCTAATGTCTCTCTTAGGTCAGATTCCAAGGCTGCTGGTCGTTGGGCCACTAATGCTAATGGTGATTACTTCGCTATTGGTGTTGGGGGGACTGTCACAGGTAAGGGCGCGGATCTACTCATTATTGACGATCCTCACTCAGAACAAGAAGCAGCCCTAGCTTCTAATGATCCATCGGTCTTTGATAAGGTCTTTGAATGGTATACGTCAGGTCCACGTCAGCGTCTCCAGCCAGGAGGATCAATTGTTATCGTGATGACGCGCTGGGCTAAAAGGGACCTTACAGGTAAGATTTGCCAGTCGATTATCGACAGGGATGGGGAAGTCTGGGACATGATTAGTCTGCCAGCAATCCTACCTAACGGCAGACCTTTATGGCCTGAGTTCTGGAGTTTTAAAGAACTTGACGCTCTACGGGATGAACTTCCTTTACCCAAATGGCAAGCTCAGTACCAACAAGATCCTACCTCGGAAGAGGGCGCGATAGTCAAACGGGAATGGTGGAAGGAATGGGATCACGAAAGACCACCCCAATGTAACTTTATTATTCAGTCTTGGGATACCGCCTTTACTAAGAATGAGCGTTCAGACTATTCTGCCTGTACGACATGGGGAGTTTTTTATAAAGACGAAGATGTAAATGACGTTAACATCATTCTTTTAGATGCTTTTAAAGAACGCATGGAATTTCCCCAATTAAAGGAACGGGCTTTTCAGATGTACCGTGAATGGGAGCCTGATGCGTGTATCGTGGAGGCCAAAGCTTCTGGCGCGCCCCTCATCTTTGAAATGCGAAGGATGGGAGTTCCCGTGCAGGAATATACACCAACGCGAGGAAATGATAAGATCTCAAGGGTTAATGCAATTTCCGATTTATTCGCGTCAGGTAAAGTCTGGTGTCCCCGAAAACGATGGGCTGAAGAAGTCGTGGAAGAGCTTGCTGCGTTCCCAAATTCAGACCACGATGACTTAGTGGACTCGACTACCCAAGCACTATTAAGATTCCGTAAGGGAGGATTTATTCCCCTGCCTTCGGATGAACGAGATGAACCCAGAGAATTTCGCAGAAAGGTAGCATATTACTAATGGATTATTCTGAAAATATTCTTAATAAAGCGATACAAGAGTATCCTTTTATTAAACAGCATGATCCTATGATAACAATAGGTGAAGGAAAAGGCTATGCCGAAACTTGGCCTGTAGGTGAAATTGGCCCACCAGATTCTCCGCGCCCAGAGCATTTTCCAATAGACCGCCATGTTATTGAGATTAGAAAGCCAGGGGAATTTAGCCACCACGATTTAGCTGGGGAACTCCTTCACGTTGATCCTATGTCAAACCAAATCCGTGAAGATTTAATGGGAACTTGGAGTCCTAAACAATTAAAGGTTTTGGAAAAACGAGCATTAGATTACAACGCAACCTTAGAAGAAGGCCGTCCTGTAGAACACGCCATTCGGAATGCTACTGATGCAGCCATGCGCGGATACGCTTTAAAACAATGGCCTGACAGTATTAATAAAGAACTAAAATACAGGCCAGAACAAACCAAAAAGTTAGAAGAATTAAAGACGTATATGACAACAAAAGCGTCTGGCGGAACAATAGATAAGCCGTTAAACGGTGGATTAAAGTTAATTTAAGGAAAATATATGTCAGTAGATAAAGCTCTATACGAACTCCCACAAGGACTAGCTGCAATTGAGGCTCCAGACATTGAGATTGAACTCGCGCCCGAAGGCGAAATGGATGTTGAAGTTTTAGCTGATGAAGACTTTGGTGAGAATCTTGCCGAAATTATTTCTGAGCGCGTCTTAGCGACTTTGGGATCAGAGCTAATTGACAGTTTTGAAGATGACGTAGATTCCCGCAAAGATTGGATTCAGACCTATGTAGATGGCCTTGAACTCTTGGGATTAAAGATTGAAGAACGGTCTGAACCTTGGGAAGGAGCTTGCGGTGTTTATCACCCTATCCTAGCCGAAGCAGTCGTAAAGTTCCAAGCTGAAACAATTATGGAGACTTTTCCAGCCTCTGGTCCTGTAAGAACCCAGATTATTGGCAAAGAAACCCCAGAGAAAAAAGATGCAGCCCAACGTGTCGAAGATGACATGAACTATGAGATTACCGATGTCATGCAAGAATATCGCCCAGAACATGAAAGAATGCTCTGGGGCATGGGTTTATCAGGTAACGGTTTTAAAAAGGTTTACGAAGATCAACAGTTAGGCCGTCAGGTGTCGATGTATGTTCCAGCCGATGATCTAGTCGTTCCTTATGGCGCGTCTAACCTTGAAACTGCAGAACGCATTACCCATGTGATGCGTAAGACAGAGAATGAGATGCGTAAACTACAAGTCTCAGGCTTTTACAGGGACGTAGATCTTGGTGATCCAATCAACACTTTAGATGAAATTGAAAAAAAGATTGCAGAGAAGTTAGGCTTTAAAGCATCCACAGATGACCGTTTTAAGGTTTTGGAAATGCACGTTGACCTTGACTTAGAAGGTTTTGAGCATACAGATGAAGATGGCGAACCTACTGGTATCGCTTTACCTTACGTTGTCACAATTGAAAAGAATACCGCGACTATTCTTTCAATTAGACGTAACTGGAAGGAAGAAGATGAAAAACATCAAAAGAGACAGCATTTCGTCCACTATGGCTATATTCCTGGTTTCGGTTTTTACTGTTTTGGTATTGTCCATCTTCTCGGTGCTTTTGCTAAATCTGGCACTTCCATACTTCGGCAGCTGGTTGATGCAGGGTCACTTGCCAACTTGCCAGGTGGCTTTAAGACCCGTGGCTTGCGAGTCAAAGGCGATGACACACCGATAGCCCCAGGTGAATTCCGTGACGTAGACGTACCAAGTGGCGCGATGAAAGACAACATCATGCCATTGCCATACAAAGAACCAAGCCAGACCTTGATTACTTTGTTAAATCAAATCATTGAAGATGGCAGAAGATTTGCCTCGGCTGGTGATCTTAAAGTATCTGATATGTCTAGCCAATCCCCAGTTGGCACGACTTTGGCTATCTTAGAGCGCACACTTAAAGTAATGTCTGCGATTCAAGCTCGTATTCACTACTCTATGAAGCAAGAATTTAAGCTGCTTAAAGAGATTATTGAAAACAACGCGCCAGCTGATTACGATTATCAGCCTGAGACAGGTAATAAAAAAGCGCGTAAACGCGATTACGCGATGGTTAACGTCATTCCAGTTAGCGATCCAAACGCAGCTACGATGTCTCAGAAAGTAGTTCAGTATCAAGCCGTTTTACAGTTGGCTCAGACTGCACCACAGTTATACAACCTACCGTTTTTGCACCGCCAGATGCTAGGTGTTATTGGCATTAAGAACGCTGCTAAGTTAGTGCCATTGCCAGAAGATGAAAAACCTTGTGATCCAGTAACAGAGAACATGAACGTCCTAAAGTCAAAGCCTTTAAAAGCGTTTATGTACCAAGATCACGAAGCCCATATCAAAGTTCATATGGCTGCAATGCAAGATCCTAAGATTAAACAGGTTATTGGTCAAAATCCACAGGCTCCAATGATGATGCAAGCTATGTAAGCCCACATTACAGAGCACGTTGGCATGGAATATAGACGGCAGATGCAACAACAAATGGGTATTGAGATTCCATATTCAGAAGATGGCGAAGAGAATATGTCACCAGAAATGGAAATGCAGATTGCTCGTATGGCTGTTCCTGTTGCCCAGCAGTTGCTTAACCAGAATCAGACCGCGATGGCTGCTCAACAAGCACAACAAGCTCAGAATGATCCTATTGTCCAAATGCAGATGCAAGAACTCAAGCTCAAACAGCAAGAAGTTCAGCTTAAACAGCAAAAAATGGTCATGGATGCCTCGGCTAAAGCAGACCAAATTGAGATCGAAAAAGCCAGAATCATGGCTCAAAAAGAAATTGCTGGTATGCAAGTTGGTGCTAAGACTGCCAAAGATAAGGCAGACCTTGAGGCTAAACAACAATTAGAAGGCTTACGAATTGGCGCGCAAACTGGTCAAGCTAAAGCGCAAATGAATACGGAAAAAATCCGTATGGGAGTTGATTTACTCAAACATAACTCAACCCAACAAAAAAAGGGAAATAAATGAACGACAAAATACTAGACCTTCTCCTCAAACAGGCAGAAGGGAAAGTTAGGGACTTGGAAGAGGCCCTCGGTACAGGCGTAGCCAAAGACTACGCTGAATACCAAAGGATGTGCGGAGAGATTACAGGTCTGCTCACCGCCCGTCTTAATATATTAGACTTGCGTAAAAACTTGGAGAACTCAGATGAGTGAACTGATATTGGGATCAAACCCCGATGACGTTACCGCAACAACAGTATTACCAGAAACACCCGAAGAAAAAGCAAACCAACTACCAGAACCTTCTGGATATCGCATTCTTTGCGCTATTCCAGACGCTGAAAAAGAACACGCTGGCGGTATTCTTAAAGCGGATGACACTATGCGTATGGAAGAAGTCCTTTCTACCGTATTTTTTGTTGTCAAAATGGGTCCTGATTGCTACCAAGACAAG